TCAAATGATAGGTCTAGCACAGAAGGAAGGAAAGATCTGTGCATGGATTGATGCTGAGATGTCATATGATAAGAAGTGGGCAGAAAGTCTTGGTGTTGACTCATCAAAGCTTATTGTTTCACAGTGCCGTACGATTAATGAGATGGTTGATGTTGGAACTAACCTAATGAACGCTGGAGTTGATATAATAGTTATTGACTCTATTACATCATTGCTACCAGCAATTTATTTTGAAAAGGATTCAGATGAACTTAAGCAACTTGAAAATACAAAGCAGATTGGCGCAGAGTCAAGAGATTTTAGCAACGCTTGGAAAATGCTTAACTACGCTAATAATAAGATTAAGCCAACTATGTTGGTACTTATTAGCCAGTCTCGTAATAATATTAGTGCTATGTATACTAGCCAGCAGCCTACTGGTGGCCAAGCTACTAAGTTTTATTCTTCAACAGTCATTAAACTTTTTTCATCAGAATCAGACAATCAAGCAATTAAAGGCAAGATTCATGTTGGAGATAAGCTCATTGAAGAAAAGATTGGTCGCAAGATTCGTTGGGAACTCCAATTTTCTAAGACTTCTCCTGGCTTTCAGTCTGGCGAGTATGACTTTTATTTCAGGGGAGATAATGTTGGTATTGATAGCATTGGTGATCTTGTTGATACGGCTGAAATGATGGGTATTGTAGAGCGCACAGGTGCTTGGTATGTATTACCAGATGGCAGTAAGGTACAGGGTAGAGAAGGATTTGTAAATAGAGTTCGTGAAGATCTAGACCTACAAGATTCTATCAAGAATAAGATATTAGATGTCTGAAAAATTTAAGATATTCTCAGGTAAGTTTCCTTGTAAGACATGTGGAGAAGAAGTTTTATCTTTAAGATTGTGGAAAGAAAGTGCAGACTTAACTTGGATGTGTTCTAACAAACATATATCAAAAGTACCTATTATTATGACAAGGAAAGATTTTGAGCGAAAGAGCGGAAAGTAAAAGAATTGGTGCTAAGCAGCACAAAAATTCTGGACGTAATACACATAAAGGAGATGCTACTTGGAAAAACTTTACTGTAGATTTTAAAGAATGCTCTAAGTCATTTACATTGAATAAAGATGTGTGGGCTAAGGCTGTTACAGATGCCATTAGAAATGGCAATGATCCAGCAATACTTGTTGTTCTTGGAGATGGTAATTCAAAAGTACGATTAATGATAACTGAGTTTGAAATAATGGAACAAATAATAGGAGAAGAAAATGAGTGAACAAACAACAATAGAAATGGTAAACGGACTATCTGAAATAGCTGAGTATATGCAGGATGAAGAGCTTACACAGGCTTTAACATTTATTGCTAAGATCATTATTAAGCCAGATATTCCTCTAAATGTAGCAACGGTAGAAATAGTCAGACTACAGGCTATAGCAGCAAAGATGGCTTTCAAGGCTACCTGGATGGCTAATGTAGACAAAAATGACAGGGCAAAGAAGAATATTTATTATACAGCAGCAGAATCAATCAATAACTTAGTCTCAGCACTCAAATATATCATGCGCTAACCTGGTATACTTATATAAACAAAGGAATACAATGACAAAAAATTTACTAAAGCAGATCATGATTAAAGAGGTTGAGACACCAGCACAAATTGATGCACAAGAGCTTGTAAAGGCTATTGAGGCTGGATATCTAGTTGGGCGTGAGCCTAAGCATACACAGAAGAAAACTTTTGGTCCTTCTACTATTGCTTATGGTCATGGAGAATGTCCTAGATATTGGTACCTTGCATTTGAAGGAGCAATATTTGAGGATAACTCTGATCCATATGCAGTAGCTAATATGACTAATGGAACTCTTGCTCATGGAAGAATTGAGACAGCATTTAAGAACTCTGGTATTTCAATTGATTCAGAGTTTAAGATTTTCAATGACGATCCTCCAATTTTTGGTTATGTAGATAACTTTATTAATTGGAAGGGCGAAGAGGTTGTTGTTGAGGTTAAGACAACTAATAATGAAGTGTTTGAGTATCGTAAGCGTACAGGTAAGCCAAAGATGGGTCACGTTGTGCAGATACTTATTTATATGAAGATTCTTAAGAAGGCAAAGGGTGTTCTTATTTATGAAAATAAAAATAACCATGAACTTCTTGTAATTCCAGTTGAGGTAAATGATCATTACCGAAAGTGGATTGACGAAGCATTTGAATGGATGAGAGTAGTCCGTAAGTCTTGGGAAGTTAAAGAACTTCCAACCAAGAATTACAGATCAAACTCCAAGGTTTGCAAGAACTGTCCAATCAAAAAAGCATGTGATGAAGCAGGAGCAGGCGTAGTTAAGATAGCCTCTCTGGAGGAATTGAGTGAAACTTTGTAGCAGATGTGACAATAGGTTTGATCCCAAGGTCAGTTATCAAATATACTGCAGCCTTGAGTGCAGAGACCTTGCTACAAAAGATAAGATTAAGGAAAGATATCAAGTAACTCGTAGACAAAAAAGGAAGGGGAAGGATCGTAGATGTTTGGGCGGATGCGATACTTCTCTTTCTATTTACAACGACTCTGGTTTTTGTGCTAACTGTAATGTAAGCAAAAAAGCAGTTGATAAAATGTTAAAAGAGATTAAGGGATTTATTGAGTATGAACAAGACTAAGTGGGGTTTTCCAATTATGCCTAAAAGAATTTGTGCTATTGATGCTAGCACTAATAGTCTTGCATTTTCAGTTTTTGATACATTTACAAAAAGCATAGTAACAGTGGGCAAAATTAATTTTGAAGGTAAAGATACCTATGAAAAGGTCATGGATGCAGGAAAAAAAGTAAAAGCTTTTTTTGATATATACGGTGGCTTTGAAGCAATCATTATTGAGCACACAGTATTTATGAATAGCCCTAAGACTGCTGCAGACCTTGCCTTGGTTCAAGGAGCTATTCTTGGATCAGCAGGACAAACTGGAACACAAATCATAGGTAAGGTTTCCCCAATTACATGGCAAAACTTTATTGGTAACAAAAAGATATCAAAAGAAGAGCAGCTTGTAATTAGATCTACAAATCCTGGAAAGTCTGTTTCTTGGTACAAGTCTTACGAAAGAAACCTAAGAAAAGAAAGAACCATAAGATTTATTAATACTATTTATGATAGAACTATTAGTGATAACGATGTGGCAGATGCTTGCGGTATTGGTCATTGGGCTCTATCTAACTGGAGTAAAGCAATAGGAGTTGACAAATAATACTATGGCTGGTAAACTATATACATCAGAAGTATGGCTAAAAAAAAGATTTCTTATTGATAAGAAGTCGCCAGAAGAGATTGCAAAAGAGTGTGGGGCAAGCGTAGAAACTATCTATGTTTACCTTGCTAAATTCGGATTAAGAAAGAGTAGACGATGAATAAATTACAAAGAGTTCTTATTGGTCTAGGTGTTACGGGTGCAGTGGGTCTAACCTATGTTGTTACAGCACTCAAGGGTATGCCAGAAGCATTTGATTGGGAAGATGACGAAGAGGAAAATAATGAGTGATAATTTAAATATCACGGTAGATCAAGTCAATCACCCACGTCATTATACAACAGACCCATCTGGTGTTGAGTGCATAGAGATTACACGTCATCGTAACTTTAACATTGGTAATGCCTTTAAGTATTTGTGGCGTGCAGGGCTTAAAGATGAATCAAAAACTATTCAGGACCTTGAGAAAGCAATATTCTATATCAAAGATGAAATCAATAGACTAGAGGGAAAGTATGTCAAGTGAAGAAGAGCTCGTAAAACACCTTGATGTAATGAATGATGTTGTTAGCGAATATCTAAAAGGTAGTGACCCAACGACAATCTCTAAAGAGTTAGCAATACCTAGAACACGTGTGGTTGCATACATTGATGAATGGAAAGAAAAAACATCAAATAACACTGCAATTCGTGCTCGTGCAAAAGATGCTCTCGCTGGCGCTGATGCACACTATAGCAAGCTAATATTAAAATCTTATGAAGTTATTGATGAAGCATCCATGACAAATAATCTTAGTGCAAAAACTGCTGCTATTAAATTAGTGATGGACATTGAGTCTAAACGTATTGATATGTTGCAGAAAGCTGGATTACTTGAGAACAAAGAGCTTGCTGAAGAAATGGTTGAGATTGAGAGAAGACAAGAAGTTCTTGTTGGAATTCTTCGTGATATTGCTTCTACTAATCCAGAAGTGAGAGATATTATTATGCAACGGCTATCTGCTATTGCAAAAGAAGGAGAAGTGATTACTGTTGTCCACGATGTTCAATGATTTCTTTGAGGTACTAAAAGAAAATCATTTTGTTGAGAAGCCTGTTGATGCAAAAACATTTGTTGAGTCACCAGACTATCTTGGGCAACCTCCACTATCTGATATACAGTATGACATAGTTGAAGCCATGAGTCAGATATACCGCAAAGAAGACGTTGTAGATATTCGTGGTGACGATGGTGAAGAATACTTTAAGAAATACACCAAGAATGAGATTATCCTGCAACTTGGCAAGGGATCTGGAAAAGACTTCGTATCTACAGTAGCATGTGCATATGTGGTGTATAAGATGCTATGTTTGAAAGATCCAGCAGTTTACTATGGTAAGCCTGCAGGAGATGCTATTGATATCATTAACGTTGCCATTAACGCTCAACAGGCTAAGAATGTCTTCTTTAAAGGTTTTAAATCAAAGATTGAAAGATCGCCATGGTTTGCAGGAAAGTATAATCCAAAAGCAGACTCAATTGAGTTTGATAAATCAATCACAGTTTACTCTGGTCACTCAGAGCGTGAATCACATGAGGGTTTGAACTTGTTTATGGCTGTACTTGATGAAATTTCTGGTTTTGCATCAGAGGTAGCAACAGGAAATGAACAAGGAAAAACTGCTGACAATATCTATAAAGCTTTCCGTGGAACTGTAGACTCTCGTTTCCCTGATCTTGGTAAGGTTGTTTTGCTTTCATTCCCAAGATATCCAGGAGACTTTATTTCTCAACGGTATGATGCAGTTATTGCTGATAAGGAAGTAGTAGAAAAAACACACAGATTCATAATAAATGAAGACCTGCCACACGATAACCCTGATAACTATTTTGAGATATCTTGGGATGAAGATCATATTTTGTCTTATAAGATTCCAAAAGTATTAGCATTAAAGCGTCCAACATGGGATGTAAACCCAACAAGACAGATTGATGACTTTAAGATTGCTTTTCTAACAGACCTAGGAGATGCAATGATGCGTTTCTTATGCACACCAACCTATGCATCTGATGCATTTTTTAAGCAAAAGGATAAGCTTATTAACTGTATGACCTTAACAAATCCTGTTGATAGTTTTAGAAGGTTTGCAGAAAACTTTAAGCCAGATCCAGATAAACAATACTATATACATGCTGACCTTGCACAAAAACACGATAAGTGTGCTGTTGCTATTGCTCACGTTGACAAGTGGGTAAATATTCAGGTAATTAAAGATTATGAACAGGTAGCACCAATAGTTGTAGTAGATGCAGTAGCATGGTGGGAGCCAAAAGCAGAAGGACCTGTAAATCTATCTGAGGTAAAGCAGTGGATTATTAATCTAAGAAGACAAGGTTTTAATATTGGAATTGTCTCATTTGACCGTTGGCAGTCATATGATATCCAGCAAGAACTTAAGCAGGTAGGAATAAGAACTGATACTGTTTCTGTTGCCAAAAAACACTACGAAGATTTAGCAATGATGGTCTATGAAGAGCGCATTGCTATGCCCATGATTCCCTTGCTTCTGGAGGAAATGTCAGAACTAAAGATCATGAAGGGTAATCGTGTAGATCACCCTAGAAAGAAGTCTAAGGACTTAGCAGATGCTGTTTGCGGGGCAGTATTTGGTGCCATTTCTCATACCCCAAAGGAAATGAATATTGAGATAGAGATTCATACCTGGGGATCTGCGGATAAAGTTGCAAGACAGCAGAGAGCTATGGTAGAATTGGAAGACAGGCAAATGCCTGAAGATGTCAAGAGTTTTCTTGATAACCTAAAACTAATATAACAAGGAGAAAAATGAATTCATTTAAGAAGATCGCCCTTGCCGTGGCTGCAGCCATGACTTTGGGAACTGTCGCAGCAGCACCTGCGAATGCAACGGTAATGACTGTTGCAGTAACGCTAAACTCTGTAGCAAATACAACTAATGGTGTAATTGCTACACCTGCTTCATTGCCAGTCCCAGAGGACAACACAATTGATGCAGCAGATGCACTAAAGTTTGTAGCAACAGTCGCAACAGGAACATCAGTTACTGCAGTTGCAACTAACGCAACAATCGTGTCTGCACTACACACATCAGCAGCACCAGTAGGAGCATCGTCAGGATCATCATCTTTGACAATTGCAACGGGTACTGGTGACAAGGCAACATTTTTTGTCTACACAAAGACAACAGCAATTGGTACAGTTGTAATCAACAACGGTGGAACAACTCTTACATACTATGTACAGGGAACTGCTGGAAAGATCAACAACCTAACAGTATCTGCTCCATCAGCAGGAGCTGCTGGTACAAAGCATGATATTCTAGTTACAGCAACAGATGCATTTGGTAACAAGGTATCTGGTAAGTCAATTACAGCAGCAGTCTTTGCTGCATCAGCAACACTAGATACAGCAACAGTAACAACTGGTGCAACACTTTCAGATTTTGGAGTTGCAAAGTTTACTGCAACACTACCAGCAACTGGAACACGCTCACTTATTACATTTGCTCCAACAACATCTTCTGATGCAACATCTGCAGACGTAGTTGGACTTCCTGCTCGTACACTTTCACCATTTGCAGAAATTGCAGTTCGTGATCTAGTTTCAGAGCTTGCTGCTGAGAAGGCTGCACTTGCTGCTGAGAAGGCTGCACATGCATCTACAAAGGCTCAGCTTGAAGCAGAAGTTAAGGCTAAGTCAGACCTAGCAGCAAGCCTAGCAAAGGCTAATGCTGACCTACTAAAGGCAACAGCAGAAGCAACTGATGCAAAGAAGGCAGAAGCAAGCGCTCTAAAGGCACTTGCAGAAGCAGGCGTTGCTGCAGATAAGATTATCGCACAGTTCAAGTTGGAGTTGGAAGCAGCTAATGCTTCACTTGCAATAGTTACTGCAGAACTTGCAGAACTAAAGGCTTCACATGCCAAGGCACTTGCTGATCTAAAGGCTACATCAGATAAGGCAATTGCAGATGCAAAGGCTGCTTCAGATAAGGCAGTTGCAGATGCTGTAGCAACAGAGAAGGCAGCAGGTGCAAAGGCACTTGCTGATGCAAAGACTGCATCAGATGCTGCTCTTCTTGCTAAGGATGCACAGATTGCTAAGTTGACTGCAGATAATGCTGCAGCGATTAAGTCCATGAAGGCTGCATTTAACAAGTTGGCCACTCAGTGGAACAAGAAGAATCCAAAGGCTAAGGTTGCTTTAGTTAAGTAACAATAACTTAAAAGTTTGGGAGTCAGGAAACTGGCTCCCTTTCTTTTTGCCTATATGTCTAACTGAATAATTTGATATAATAGGTGTGAGGAGAGTACACCACTTGAAAAAGCTCTTGCGTATATTTACAGTTTCTACCCTTGCCTTTGCTTGGCTTCTTATAGCCCCTACAGAGGCCCACTCTGACGATCCACTAACAGTTGCTGCTCAGCAAATTGAGGAACTAAACAACAGCATAGACGACCTTGGATACAAGGATGAATTTATATCCTTAATCCAAGAAGCAGAAGACAAATATGATCTTGCCGTATCTGCAGAAGAAGCCAAGACACAAACCTCTGTCCTATATGATGACTCCCTTGACGCAGAAACCACGGCACTTGAAGAAAAAGATTTAGCCCAATCAGCGGTAGATGGACAAACAGCCACAATAGCCACTGCCCTAACTAATAAGAATAATGCACTAGATGCACTTGAAGTAGCCAACATTAATCTACAAACAGCACAATCTAACATGCAGTCTGCTGGAGGAACAGGTTTGGAATACACTGTTTATACTCTTGTTAGACAGGGTAATGTCGCTACCCCAGGATCTGTGATTTGTTCTGGTACTTGGAACTCAAGCCACATGCAACTACCAGTTTGTGGTAACAGATACGAAAACTTTATAGTTAAGTTCACTGGTCAAATAACAGTACCGTCTTGGTTCACATCAACCTACTTTGCAGGATATACAGATGATGGGTTTAGAATGTATGTTGATGGGCAACTTGCCGTTGATAACTGGGTAGAGCAAGGTGCTACATGGAGCGACTATTCTCCAGCATATGATGTTAGTGAAGACAAGACTTTAGATGTAGAAATATGGTGGTATAACGGCGGAGGCCCAGGTTCATATCATCTTGGATGGGCAATTCCTGGAGGATGGACTGGAGCAGGATGTGACTATGCTGGAAATCCAAGAGTCTGGGGACAAAATTTTAGCTGTAACCTTAATACATTTTCTTCTGGACCAGGTGCAACACAGGAGCAGATAAATGATTATAACCAAGCACTTGCTACAAAGAACTTAGCACAAGATGTATATAATGACAAACTAAATATTTATAATCAAGCAGTTTCAACATTAAATAATTATAATCAAACATTAATTAATAAAACAAACGAATATAACAACGCAGTTTTAAATGTTGCCACTGCATTGCAAAATAAAAATAATGCTGAAGATGCATACGAGCAGTCAATAAATAATCTTAATAGTGCGATTGATAACGCATGGCGTTACTATGAAGAACAATTACAAAGAGAGATTCAGTCTGCTATTGCTCAGGCAGCAGCTAACGCTGCAGCCAATCAGCCTACTCCAGAACCAACTCCAGAGCCTACCCCAGAACCCACCCCAGAACCAAGTCCTGAACCTACAGATGAACCTACAGATGATCCATCTCCAAAGCCTACAGAAGAGCCTACAGATGAGCCAACAGAGGAACCAAGCCCTGAGCCTACAGAAGAGCCTACAGAGGAACCAAAGCCTAGTCCTACGCCAAAGCCATCTCCTGAGCCTACAGAGGAGCCTACAGAGGAGCCAACTCCTGAACCTACAATAGAACCTACACCAGATCCAGAACAAACTCCAGAACCAACTCCAGAGCCTACTGAGGAACCCACAGAAGAGCCTACGCCTGAACCTTCACCAGAACCAGGACCAGATCCTGAGCCTGAAGAAAACCCATGGACTGAGCCAGATGTAGAAATTAAAGATGAAGTTTTAGCAGAACTTATTCCTGAAAAGGGTACTGGGACAGCAGAAGACTTGTCTGGAGTTATTGCTAACCTTACAAGCAAAGATAATAAGCTAGTTACTCTTTCTGCTGAACAAATTACAGCAGTAAGTCAAACCCTTAAAGCATTGACGCAAGAAGCAAAGGTAGAAGTTGCAGAAGATCTTGGTATCAAAACATCAGAAGTTGCACAAATTGCTGAGCAGATGAAATCTAACCCAGCACTTGCTGAAGCATTTGTTGAGTTTACTGACAGAGCAGAATCTGCAGGGGATACACCAATGCCATTTACATTAGCAGATGCAGTAACAGAAGTACAAACAGAAGCATTTTTAGCAGACCCAATTGGAGCAGTACTTGAGGTGGACGTAGCAGAATTACTATCTAATTTCTCTGAATTAGGTAGCGATATGACAGATGATCAGAGAGAAAAGGCCCAGGAAGTCATTATTCCAGTAATCATTGTTTCACAGATTGCAAACGTAATGATTGGGATGAGGAGATAATATGAAAATAATCAAAAAAGTTGTGAAGGGATTCTTCACATGGCTGAAAGACGCTGGAGTTGAAGTAATCGCACAAGCTTTTACTCTTCTTGGTTTCTTTATAGCATGGCTAACATTAACAGGATCAGCCAGAGACATTGTTGGGATTGCAGTTCTTGCAACCACAGTTGTATGGCTAATCACAATACCACTACGAAAGGAAAAATAAAATGGCAACTAGAAAAAAGGTAGTAGAAGCTCCAAAAAAGGAGCACCCACAAAAAGCTTTGACAAATGTTTTGATGCGTATCGTAGCAGTCTTTGCTGCTTCTGGTCTATCAGTACTTGGTGCTGGAGCAGTAGTAGGAATTGATACAATTCAGGCAGTAATGCTTGCAGGTCTATTAGGAGTGGCAACAGTTATTGAAAGACTGGCACGAGCTTTTTTGGACGATGGCAAGCTTACTATCGCAGAAATAAATGATGCATTTAAAACTGTAGATAAAAAAGCTAATTAGTCATATTTTAGGTTAATTGACACTCGTGCCTACCTCTGGTATACTGGTAATACAGTAAACTTAGGGGTAGGCATGACTTGTATTGCAGGAATAATGAAGGATGGTAAGGTATACCTTGCTGGAGAACGTGGTGCCTCTGAGGGTAGCTACATAGTACCAATTGATAAACCAAAGGTATGGAAGTCAGGACCTTATGTTTTTGGTTTTGCAGGAACATTTGATGGACAGATTATTCAATACAACTTTGTTCCACCTGCATTAGAGGGCAACCCTGATAAGTTTATGCATGGAAAATTCTTAAAATCACTTAAATCATTTTACAGTGAGTGGGATATTGGCGGTAAAGATAGCGAACTATCCCTATTGATTGGAGTAAAAGGAAAGCTGTATGAACATGATGCAGATGGCCTTACATTGGTTTCCTATGACAGAGATTTCTGTGCTATAGGATCTGGGGCAGACTTCGCTATGGGTTCTCTTCATGCTACCCAAAATCATAAAGATCCCAAGCGTCGTCTGACTCTAGCATTAAATGCAGCGGTTGCATACAGTACATCTTGTATTGGTCCAGTTGACATTCTAACTGCATAAGGGTATACTTATATTATGGATGAAGATTTTGAAAAAATATTAAAAGATATTCAAGGTTCAGAAGCAGACTATAATGAGTTTGAAATCTGGCTAAATAATGGAATTGAGCGTGGATGGATAACAGAGCCTTTCTGTAATACTCATGATGGAGATCCATACATGAGTGATGAAGAGCAAGAAGAGTGGGAGTCTGGCGGAGATCCTTGCCAGGTAGTATTTAAAATAAAGGAGCAGTAATTTAAATGTGTATAGTTTGTGTATCTACAGTAACAGTTGCGTCTTTGCTCGCACCAACCCAAGCACCAGTTGAAGTAAAGCCTATTCAAAAAAATATTCAAGAGTATGAGTTTACTAATAAGTCATGCTCTAAGTCTAACTTAAATAAAGTTAAAAACAATACAATATGTTTAAAAAATGGAAAAGTTTATAGATGGGCTGTAAAAAAATCACCTGTTGTTAAGCCAACTCCTACGCCTTCACCAACGCCCACATCAACAAAAAATATTACTTACACACCACCGTCTGAACCAAGTGACAAAATTGATCTATGCAAGATTAAGGAAGTTAATTTAAAAGGACCAAGAACTGGAAAGGGCTGGGATGCTCCAGAAGCACCTATATTGTCTTTACCGTCTGGCTTTCCATCTGTAACTCCATTGACTCAACGCAACGGAATACTTAAATGGGCCCTAATTCCAATTGATTTTCCAGATTTGCCTGGAGAAAAAAACTTTAGAGCAAGAGTAGATGAACAAATGCAACTACTTTCTGAATGGTATTCAACTGTCAGTGAAGGAAAGTTAAAAATTGAATGGGTTGTACTTGATAAGTGGGTAACAGTTCCTGGTAAATCTACTGATTATGTAACTCCACTTTCAGCAAATTTAAATAGTTCAAGTAACAATGAGAAACTATTTAAGGATGCACTAAAAAGTGCTGATCCATTTTTTAATTTTACAAATGTAAAAACAATAAACTTCTTGTTGCCAGAAGCACAAACAGTTGTTAAAGAGTCAATCCAAGGATTTCCTTGGGATAAAGCACTGCAAGGTTCTATTACAAATGAGGGCCCAATCAGTTCCTTTTCAATGGCTGGTGCAATTTTCTCTAAACCTGATAGAGAAATATGGTCCTATTGGGCTCATGAGTTTGGACATGCAATTGCAATCCCACATGTTGGAGCATCAAGAAATGCAAGTCCATTTCAAGTCATGGACATCATGGGAAATGACAGTGGAATTACAAGAGAGCTGAGTGGGTGGCTTCGTTTTGTTGCTGGCTGGATGCCCAATGAAAAGATTTTTTGCAAATCTAAAGATAATTTAAAGCAAACTAATTTAACTCTCGTGCCACTTTCATCTCAAAAAGATGGAGTAAAAATGGCAGTAATTCCTGTGTCAGATACGAAAGCGGTAATCATTGAATCTCGTAGATCTTCCAAGTTTTCATGCAAAAATCCAATAATTAAAGATGGAGTTCTTGTTTATACCTATGACGCAAAAT